GCTTCAGTGCTACCGTCAAATGGCTGAGCTAAATAATCCCTCAAAAACGCCGATTGATCTTTTGCCGTACCAGCCAAGTTAGCCTGCGCATCCTGCCGGGTGTCAAAAATGCCCTGCGCTTTATCGGATAGGCTTTGAGTGGCCGTAAATTGCGGTATTTCATATGTCTGATCAGTAAACGGATCAGTAAATGACTGACTGCCGGTTTGCTCATAGTTTAATGAGCTACCATCCGGGCCAACCTGATTCACGTTATTCATAAACGTGTTGGCCAACGACGTATTGATGTTTGTACCTGTCTGGGCCGCCGCAGTATCCACCGGATCAGGCGGCGTTGGCGCTCTGGGTTTTCCCATAATTCATCCTGTTTTCGAAGCTAAGCCACTTTTCGTGCGTCAATGTAAAGATTATTTCGGCCTCGCTGCGACCCCTAAGCCGGGGTATCAGGTGTTCGTCTGCTCCCAGGCTGCGCCATATTCTGCGCGTTCGGGTATTTCTTTCAGATACACGAGCCACACACATTTGGCAATTAAGTTGCTTAAAGGGGTACGAAAAGATTTCAGTGAGCCGTTTCTTTGTTAGCCATTTCCTACATATAGAAGCTGCTGATATTTCAATAACTGCCGCATCTGGATTCCAGTTATGGTATACAATGCCAGCAACTAAACGCGAATTATCAGTAAACCCAATGCTTGAACATTCGCCAAAGCCCCGGCGACACCCAGGGGCATGAACTGCTACAAAATCAGGCACATTCACACAATTACCCCGCCCTGTTCAATCATAGCTTCCATGAGCAACAATTCTGCGTCAGGCCGCCTTGGGCTGTTATTCGTTATTTGGATTTGCGGGCTCAAAGTGTTGCCGGATTTACCCTGAGAAACCCAGCCAGTTGTAAAGTGTGGTCGGTTTACATAGCCATCTAACCCGTCCTCGCCCCACGCTGATACGCCCCAAACAGCATTACCCCATGTATTAGAGCCAGCCAATGTAGAAGAGGCAGCCTCTGGGGCTACCGGAAACTCAATGTCATAATCCATCGACAGGGATACTTGGGGAATGAAAGGAACGGCACTGATGAAGGACGCCTTGAGGCTGGAAACCATCTTAAAGGCATTTGGGTTTCCCAGCGAAGCCGGGAACCACGACAGTTTTGACACATAGGCAGCCCCATCGTCATTTCCGCCAACCTCTGCCGCATAAACAAAGCCATCTGTTGACCCAAAATAAAGCTGCTCCAAATGCACGTCAGCGCACTGAGCATCCCAGCCTATATATTTCGCCCAGGAACCTGTCGATAAGTTGCTAACGAGCGATAGCTGTGTGTCGTGTGGGGTGGTGGTGAACAGCATATTTTCACGAGGCCACTTAACCATCTCCCATGGCTTGGTGGCAGATGATTTTTTAGCATTCATCTGCCATGTTGGCTCAATGTTTGCTGACACCGCTGTTAGCTCTAGCGCCGATGGGTCCTTAATCACAACCTGTGAAAGTGGTATCAAACCAAGATCAGTGCCAATTACTAAGTCGCCGCCCGCTCCAAAATGGCAGTTTTTTCCCAGTGGGGGTGACATTTGATAAACGCCAACGAGCGACCACGCCGATGCATTTGATGGATCGCTGCCCTGATAAACCGCAACCTCTCCAAAGTCGCTGACAAATACGCACCTGTCATCCTGCCCAGACCCGCTGTCGCTCGACCACGTAGCCCCAAACAACAGTGACCCGCCCCTTTGGAATACGCCCTCTAAGGACAGGGAATTCACGCCGCCACCAATGCTGTCAACTGGCAAATACCATGCGCGTTTCGTGCCACCCTCGACGAACCAAACCCGGCTTTTATGTGTCCAGACGTGGCTAATTTTGCTCGTGTCCAAACCAATAATGCTCGGTGTTGATCCAGCATTAACCGCTTGCCATGCTGAGCCATTAAACAATTGAATGTCATCTGTCCCATTAGCCGCATACATAAAATCACCGCCTACCGTCTCAAATTGAACAGTGGCGTAGTACCCTGAAGTCTGTGATCCGACCGATACAGCGGGCACGTTTATATCATCAAGCGCAGTAATGTCGTAAATACCTGTAGCTGATGTGGCGAATAGCCGAGCAGTGGTTGATGTTCGGTATCCGAATATCGATACAACTGGCTGACCTATTGTGGCTGATTTTTGCTTCCCGCCTCGGACCCGGACCCCTCGTCTAGTCGGGAATATATTTTCCATAACAGATGCCGCCTGCTCTGTGCCAACTGCGACATTCTGATTTTCTACAATTCCTCGCACAGGCGCAGGCATTGATACAGCAGACGCAATAACAGTCTTGTCAGTTTGGCTTGGCTTTCGATCCGCAGGCCGTGCCCTGGGTTCCTGAAAACCAATCATGCGACACCACGATCCGCCTTGAGCGCTACGAACAAATCAGCTTCAAATTCAGAAACAAGATCATCGTAAGGCAAGCCCTTTTGCCTCTTAAAGCGCCACACAACCGCCCGACGCAGCAATTCATTCGGGAATACCGGCACATCGTCATTGCTTGAAACCGTGCCCTTGCCGCCGACAATCCAGCCAGTTGTGATGTATCTCACAACCGCGCCTGCAGCACCAATTGCGGGTGAAAACTTAACACTTCCACTCTCAAGGAAATAATACTGCTGGGATGAAGGCGCGGCGGATAGCATCTGCCACATTTCCGGGGAAATAACAGCACGTACCGGGGTATACCCAGCGCCATTCAATGTGACACCACCCGCAGAGGTCATTTCCTGAAAGTCGGCGGGCAAGGGAGCTAAAGCCGCATTGGCAACCGTAAATTCGGCCATCGACTTGGACCATTCACCACGTGAATTGATATCCCGCCCGGCGGCATTCATCAAAGAAGCCATTTGCCTCATTTGGAAATCTGGGGCAGATATTTCTGGAACGGACACATCAAGCCCGCACTCAGTGAGAATATCTGGAAGAATATCACCAATCATGGGCTGATCCCCGCAATATGTCTTTTGGTGTTGCTGAATCTCTTGATCGCGTCGGCACGGGTTAAGTCAGTAAGCAATGCCTGAAGAAAGGTACTCGCGGCCAATGCTCTATCGGCGTCTAGCATCGCCACAAACACCTGATGCATCACCGCATGAAGATAAACGTCAGGGGCAGACGCAAGAAGCCAGTTTGTATTGTTGGTAACTAACGGGGGAAGTTTCTGATAATAGTGAGCGTCAATATCAGCATCAGGGAAAGACGTAGTGATCTTTCCGTTCTGAATAGCATACCCGCATCTGGTTTTGATTCTAATTGCGTGCAGATCATAGGAATCCAGCGAATGGTCACCTCGTTTTACAAGCCGCATTCTGAGAAAGTCCGTGGGCAAATCAGCCTCGCCTAGCGCGTCCAGCGTTAAGGTGGTAGTTGCCTCCATATCAGACAGAGCAAGAACCCTGTTCAGGCTGGTTTCGGCCATGCTGGTGTACATAGCTGCGCGCGTCGGTACTGACGCCTCACCTGTCCGGTGAGTGACCTCTGCAATCAATTCAGGATAATCTGAAATCACAGCGCACCCTCTTTGGTTCTGAGTTTCTCAAAGTTGCTGTCGTTCAGAAAGTTGGTGACATAATCATCATCACCAACTTTGACAGCCCTGCCGATACCATCCTGTGTGTCGTGCAGCATCGCCAAAGGAATGCGGGCAACAGAATGAAGGCCGTCACCCTTCCATCCATTCTCAGCAACATTTCTTTGAGCCGTTATGTCATCCAAAAGAGCGTCAACATCCTGGCGCTCCTGGATAACAACCTGGTCGCCTTCGTATTTGGCCCACGTTGAAACGCCGGATTGTTTGTTTTCTGCCAGCAAGAGCCAGCCATCAACAATCATTAGTCGTCGCCCGGCATCGGGTCAGCACGTTCCGCTTTCCCGTCTGCGATCAAGACTTTTGCATCTGCAGTTGGCAGATCAATAACTTCACCAGCAGGGCATCTGCCATCTTCACCCCAATAATCCGCCAGCAGCAGAATTGGTGCAGTTTTCGCTTTCTGTTTGGTCATGGTTTTCGCTTTCTGTTTGGTCATGGGGCGACCGAAGCCGCCCCAAACACGTTAGGTTGTTGCTGTCAGGCCAAACACATCAGCAATGACACCGACAGCTTTTTCATTGGCAACCTTTACGCCGCCTTCACCTTGCAGAACAAAGTTTTTGAAATCACCTGTTTTGGCCAAACCTTTATCTTCAGCAATTTTGCGAAACCAGAGCCATGACACTTTGGATGTGTCGAGAACAAAGATGTTCCGAGCCAGTGTCGCTGACCCACCCATGACAAAGTTTGGGTGTGCAAACACAGTTCCCAGCGGGCCTTGGTATACCTCCGCATCGGCGACAATGGTGTTCTTGCCATTCTTCGCTGCGTAGCGAAACTGCGCCACATTCGCATTAGACATGAACGAAGCAAACACGCCCTTGTTATAAGGCGACAGGAACATGTGCTTGAGCTTCGCCCCTGAGCTGTAAGACGCCAGAAGCAGGTTATCCAATAGCGCCTTGGTGAATGCCCGCTGTGCACCTGGTGTGGACGCGGCAGTTACCTTGGTACCGGTATTGAACCCGCCGTTCGCCCCACCAGCGCCGCGATCAACGTTGGTTTCGGCCCACGTCTCAAGCGAACCTGACTGTCGGTCGTCACCGCCGAGCGACGGCTTATTGTCGGCAAGGGAATACTCAACGTCAGTCTTCAACGCCATTCCCTTGGTGACGCGGTCTCGATCCATAGACTCAGCACGTCCGGCATTGTCGGACGCTTCCTGGCTGGCTGTGAATTTACCAGTCTTTTCCAGAATTTGCATATGATTGCCGGGTCGTTTTGCAGCGTCAGCAGTCGCAAACGTATAGTCTCGACCCTCAGATTGGATGTTCTCACCCGGTGCATCGAAAGCATCTACCGGCCATTCTGGGAACACCGACTTTGCCGACCCATTCGAAATCATCGAATATATCGGAGTGTCAGATCGCTGTGTCAGATCGAGGATATTTGATAGGTCTTCACGGTTTACAACCGCAGCGCCAGTTTTGAACGCATTTGCAGAAACAGGCATAGCTGTTTTTCCTTATTTATGATCCTGAAAGCGCCGCTACGGCGTCCTCCACGGACCCTGATTTGGATAAACGCTGCATCGCTTCCTGACTTCCGTTCATGTTCGTCGCCCTTGAGGCCTTCGCCTTACCTGTTTTTGGTGTCTCAACACGCCTCTTGGCATTGGCCCGGTTCTTAACGGCCTTCTTGCCCTGAATAGCGTAGTGAATCACTTGCAGCACACGAGCGTCGTGCGTATTGGCGGCTTCGTCTTCGGTAAACCCGAAGTCTTTGACCGCTGCTGCTTTCACAGACTTGTCAAACGCTGATCGCTTCACAGGATCAGATAAATGCGGCATGGCCATAACCAATTGAGCATCTTGATCTTGCTTGTATCTGCCGAGTTCATCTTCCGATGTTTTCTTGGCCTGCGTATCGACATCACCTTGAATTTGCGTAATTTGATTTATTTCGGCAAGCGCTGCTTCACGGATTGCCTTCTGGTATTGATATTGACCAGGGTCAGATTGCGCCAATGAAAGGTCTGGCTCCGGGGGAATGATTTTTTGAACAAATCCCAGAAACTTTTGCATCGTCGTTTGAAGAAACTGATCTTGCTCGACATTGCGCAATTGTGCAGCTTCCGCCGCTCTGCGTTGCTTTGAAACATCAGTCGATTTTGCGGTGTAATCAGCCAAGCGCAGCCCACCGGCCTGCAGTTCAGCGATCTCCGAAACGGTCATTTCTGACCCATCGGGAAGGGTTACAATCGCATCACCAACTTCAAGTTCCTCATCGGATTGCTCGTCGTCGGTGGTATCTTCGCCGTCAGTCGACTCGCCCTCATCGTCAAGGTTGTCAGTTTCCTGATCCCCTTCGATATCGGCCTCATCGTTATTGTCGGCGATATTCTCCAAATCTTCATGTTCTAAATCAGTATCTGGCATTTCTCAGCTTTCCTTTGCTGGTGTTGTCAATGGCTAAGCCACTGAGCTCCTTTTAGGTGGCTTGGTCGTGCCCTTTGATAAAGACAACAACTTCCTCCTTAGGGATCGGATTGCGCGCACTTCGGCCAAGCCTACGCGGCGCTGTTCATCGTCAGACGGACGAGCATTCACGGCGAATTCAAACGCCTCTTGCTCAAGCCCATCCAAAACTGTGTTTAGGTATTCCTGCTCATGCAAAGAAAGTGCGGTTCCGTTTGGCTCAGCCATGCAGGCCACCCTGTAGGATGTCAGGCACTGGAGCCGCCGGGTTTGCACCACGCATTTCTCTCGACTTGATCAAATCAGCCTCAATTTTAGCGAGCGCCACTTCGCGATCTGCTTCTATTTTTTCACGCTGTAGCACAAGTTGGTTCTGCGCCTCAACACTTTTTGCCTGCATTCTCGCTTTTTCCGTAGTGAGATCGGCTTCCATCTGAGCCATTTCTTTGTCGCGTGCACCTTGGATTTTCTTATCTTCTAGAGCCGCTTGCGCTTTGATTTTTTCAATTTCTGGATTCGGCTGGTTGGCGGCGTCAGCCATCTTCTGTTCGATTTCTTTAGGATCGGGCTTGGTGAAAAACGGCTGTGCGCTCGGGAAGCCTGCTGTTTCTGTGATCTTTTCCAACGTGTTATAAAGTTGCTCAGGCTTAACGAACGGATTATCTGCACCCATGCTGGCAATCAGTTTTTCCTGTAGGCTCAGAATGGTTCCAAGGGTACTCATGTCTCGCTCTTTGGTGCCGCCACCCAGCCCGACATTAACAACACAATCCATGCTGCCATCCCATTCCTGGGGATTGTAGGACTTCCATTGATCATTGACCTGAGCCCCACGCTCACCATCAGCATGGGCAATTACCAGCTTCAAAAGGCCTCTGAACGCCTTCCTAAGCCCGCCACGCGCCAATGTGCGAACAATCGCATCAGCCTGCGCAATCCCGCTTTCAGACGCCAAGTGAGCGGCGGTTGCGCTCACATTCTGGAATGAGCTAGCGTCCAAACCGCTGGATGCATCGGTGATGCCAGTGGCCTTTTCGCCAATATCGTCAATAACATCCATGGCGGCAAAGGCATGGTTGGCCACGAAAGGCGTTAACATCCATTGCAGGGCTTCGGTCGCCCGCCTGCCTGCCTTCAGTAGTATTGCTTTACCAAACTCAGTAGAGAACGCATTTTCCGGCTCTACCAGCGCATCAACGTCGATTGTTGGGGTTGGGTTATTGACTGCAACAATGTTATCCAGCCCGCCCCTAAGCAGGACTGTTTTAATCCGTTGTGTTTCCCGGCCATCTTCATAAATTGATCGGCCTTCGAATTGGTGTGGCTCACGCTCTATGCGAAGATCAGCATATGGTGCCTCCTCAACCATTTCAGTGCCAAGAATAACATAACCGTCTGTTTCGTCGTCTTTTTGTCGACCAGATCGTCCGTACATAACCCGGTGCAGCTCCGATATCCCGTCGCCGTCCGTGTCGATCCGAACATAAACCTCAAAGACTTCGATTTCTTTCTGAGCAGCCTTACTCGCTCTGGCCCGCTCTTGAGCGTCGTCGCCTTCACGCGAATCTGTTTCATCAGTTGAATCGTTATCGCTTTCGCCGATCTGCCAAACCAGCTTTTTCTCATATCCCATAGATACAAAATCAGAGCGCGGCAGATTGATGATCTGGCCAACAAGCTCAGCACCATCAATTTCACGCGCACCTGGCGTCATGATGAATTGGTCGCGCGGCACGGCTTCCAGCTTTGGTGTGGTGGTT